TCCATAATATTAAAGGTGTCAGTTGCAGTTTGCGTAATAACCTTCGGTGCATCAGTAGTACCATATATAGAGGTACGTTGGTTGTTAATATGCGCATCAATAAGTCCGTTATTTATATCCTTAGTACCTATTTTAGTTTCCCTGTTCTTATTAGCATCTTTCCCAACACCAAACCGCAAGTCGTATTCTTCTTTAGCAAGCATTTCTTCCATACCAGTTATTTTTCCACCAACTGCATTGTAGACAGCTTGCATACTGTATTCAATATCAAGTATTTGTGATTTAGTGAAGGTGTTATTGGGATTTGTGTTTATATGTTGCATAAACTGACTCAATGCTTCTTGATTCATTGTGCCATCTGGACTTTTAGCTATGATTTCATTGAATCCATCTTCCATAACTTTCATGCCTTCGGGAGTTGCCATAGCTTGGAATGTTCCAATGAGTTTTGTATTTGATTCGAGTTGAAGTAAACCCATCTCAATCTTTTTAAACTCCCTCATGGCTTCATTGGTTCCTACTTGGTCTATACTCTCAGCTATCTGCTGTTTAGATACTGCTATAGATTGAGTAAGCCCCTCAAGTTCAAGCCTAATTTTCTCTCCCTGATTTTCATTTGTGACCTTTTGTGCATCAGCAAGTAAAATTTTCATACGCTTTTCTGCTCTAGCAACATCTACTTGTATCGGCAACAGAGTATCTATTTCTTGACGTGTTAATTCTGTAGCAGTTTCCGATGCAAGTATTTTCGCTGTTGATTCACGTTCACCAGCAGAAACTCTACGTTCCTCTAACGCAAGCTGCTTGTCCTTATAATCTTTATCAGCAGCCATTAGATTGTATTGATGTAGAGCTTGTGCCATTTGAGGTAACGCATCACCTATACCAGCCATAAATTGTCGGAATGTCAGTTTAGCCATTATTCAGTTCCCCTTTCAGTAAACGGAACTTTTTGTATCATATCTCGTGTGTTTGCGAATCCAACATCTGTAACCTTATCAGGTGTAACACCACGATAACCAGCGACTATTGAACGCATAGCATCTTGTCGCTCACCCATTCGCCCATAAAACTTAGTCATACGCTTGAACGCTATCTCTTGCGGTGTCAGTTGTCGAGGTGGTTCTTCAGCGAACATAGATGTTAGTATACCGCCAGCTAATTGCATTAGACCGACAGCTATTGCGCCACCACCAGTACTAGATAGGAATGCACCTGCTCCTCCAAGCAATCCACCACCAACTTTTTCGGCAACGTCTGGTGCTGCACCTGTATATAATTCATCATATGGATTTGGCATTAGGTAGCCCTCCTTGACGCAAATTTACGCCATTCATCACCATCACCATAGTAGGCTCTAAAAGTAGCTTGGTCTTCTGATGATAATGACCTGTATTGTTGGTCGGTTATTTTAGTATTCTTAGGAGGTAATATCGTATCTCCACTATTTGTCGTTGCTATCATATCATTCACTAAATTATTCAAATCTACTTGTGTTAAATCTCCGCTACTAAGTGACAGTTGGCTATTGAATACCTCAGTCATTACTGCGTCAGTAAATGCACCAGCAGCTTCTAATCCTGCCTTACCTTTCTTAGACAACCCATCGAGATACGCAACGATAGCAGGATTCTCAAGCACTTGTAGCTGTATACCGATAGCTTTACCAATTTCATCAGTGGCGTGTTTCTCTTGCTGTATCTTTAGTGCAGCGTTCTGTATCTCGCTACTCTGAGCAAACGTCAAGTCGAATTGTTCTGCTGTTTCAATAAAAGTAGTCTGGTACTGATATAAATCATTAGTAGAAGTTATATTAAACTCTCTTGCTTGTTCTAACAGATAGCTTCTTTGTAATTCCTTTATCCTCGTTTCTTCTATGCCATGTTTATCTTTTGCCCATTGGAGTTGAGCATTGAACTGTTCAGTCGACCGCATAAGTGACTTGTCGAATTGTTTTATACCTACGTTGATAGTCTGTTGTGCTATTGACCTTTCCCACTCATCTCTATTTTCTGTAATCTCAAGTTGGTCATACATTAGTTCAAGGTTTTTATCAAACTGTTCTACTTGAGTAGCATTAGTAACATCAAATGTACGTGCTGATTCAGTTATACTTGCATTAAACTGTCTTACCTTTTCATCAAGGGTTAATAAATTAAACGCATCACTTGACACCCAATTCTTTATACCATCATTAGTAAAGAAGTCAAATCCGGCTGCTTGCATAGTTTCCGCAGATGTTGTCGAGATAGTAGTAGTTTCAATAGCTGCTGACTTATTAATTTCGGCAACCGCTTTTGAAGTAGTACTGTTTATATTAGCAATCTCAATCTGTTTCTGGAATCCACTGAGAGTAGTATTAGCATTTATCTGTGCTATTCTTTCAGACGATGCAGTATTGATATTAGCTATATCTCGCTGAGTCTGTGTTGTTATACCAGTACCATATATATCAGCACCAATAGCTGATTTCTGTGCAGCTTCCGCACCGACATCTCGATAGATTTCACCGAGTCCCTGAGCATATATGCCTTCAGATTGCAACTTAGTAGCTTCACTAACGTCCAGTAATCCACCTTCACCGTACACAACTGCTGATGAACGTGCCTTACCCTGTTTCTGGAATGTACGTCTTGCTTGCTCACTGCCCTTTATTATAGCAGCTTCACCGACAGCTTCGACACCAGTACGCAATGTTTCTGCACGTCTTGCTATCTCTGGCTCACGTCCTGCTGCTGCCGATTGGAAGAACGCATTTGCTACACCCCCCGTATTCCCTGTTCTTAAATCCGATTGGAATTGTGCGCTAATGACAGGGTCGATAAAGGGGCTTGTTTCCTGAAATGATGTTCCTTCCTGTCCTGTTTCTATTGGCACATCGTCATACGGATTGATATTATCAGCCATTTATACCACCCCTCCTGTAATTAATCTAACAGCAGTGTGATAAACTGCCGTTACAATAGCAGTTCCTATTCCTATTACATACTTCATATTTGATTTAAATACCTTTAGTTCCGTTTTTATATCGTTTTGAGAATTATGTATTTTCTCCAATACCTCTGTTTGTTTTTGGTTCGTTATGTCAATGGTATCAAGACGCTGGTAAATAGCCAGCTTATGTTCGTTCCAACCATTCCCATCGTCAGCTTTGTTCATCGTACATTCTCCGTTCACTTATGCAGATTTGGGTTTGTGTTCGTACCAATCCATTTCAACAGGGTGCAGATGTGATTACCACCTACACCCCGATTATAATAGCGACTACGATACGACAGAAACTTCTTCCCAAACATAATAAAACACATAACAAGCCGTTGTTGCAAGTGTAGTATATGAACACACTGCCCTGCCTGGAGGTATAACTAGACTTCCATTTAAAGGATATATATTAGGAAGAGGATTCTCGCCTGCTGCCGCAGCATCATCATACGAACTAAATACTCTCTTTAGCACAGGACTTACAAGAGTATCAGCATTAACAGCCATACAAACTGAAGCTGTGCTTGAACCATCAAGACAGTTGTAAATTGTCAAGTCGGCAGTAGGAGCAGCTATCGAAGCTGTCTGTAGCCCGATTGCACCGATAGTGTCAGCAGCTAACATCTGACCAAAACCGAATTCATGGAGTATGACATTTTTCCCACTTGTAGATGGGTTATTAATTCCAAGTCCTGTCCATGTGGCTGTTACACCAGCAGTTGTGGCAACCTTTGTGCCACTTGATGCTGAGAATAATCTACCCGCAACGGCAGCAGTTTGGAGTGGGCCACCTTGTGATAATGCGATTACTTGTTTATACTGGTCGGCTTCCATTGGAACTTGTGAGCCTGTTTTAACATTACGTGCTGTAAACATTTAATTCCTCCCTTTGAGTGTGTGTGTGTTGCTTAACTTCGTTCAATTTCTTCCCATAGAAACGAGAAGATAAATGCTGCTGTTGTGTCTAGTGTTGTGTATGTTGCTACGAATTGTCCAGGTTCTAAGATTAAACTTCCATCAAGGTTGTAAGTGTAATCGCCCTGTACTGAAGGTGTAGAAGATGGTACTGACAGATATTCACAAGCACCGATAGTCCAGTTGACTCTTGTCACTCCGAAGAAATCAGTTGTGAATGTACCGCTTAAATCTTTACCCGCAGTACCGACAACTCCCTCAACGGTGATGGTAAAATCATCTCCAGCAAGGTTGTTAAAGGGGTCTGCAATACTACTTACATTATTAGCACCGCCACCGCCCCAATCAGCATCTTCGCCTGTTCCATCACCGTCAGCATTGTTATTACCCTCTGCATTAACTATATACTGAAAATCAGCAGTATCACTTCCATAAATAAGATTATTCTCAGAAGTCGAAACAACATTACCGAAGTAAATACCAACATCTTGACCAACAATAGTATTATTTGCCAGAATAAAGTTAGTTAAAGCAAAATTCCACTGTATCCCAAAACTAGCACCAGCATAGATAATGTTATTATATATTTGAAGACCTTCAACATCTTTATCTGATATATTAATTCCAACCGCTAAGCCTTTAAGGATATTTCTTCTGATTATAAAAGTGAAGTCTGTTGAAATACCTACCGTATAAATACCAATAAGAGGGGCCGAGGTTCCTTCCATAAGAACTATACCCTCTATAATTACAGTACCGGCTCCCTCCATTTCCATATCTAAACATTCACCGGTGTAATTACAAGTGAATCTTGCTCCCGTAGAGCCATCAGTAGTAGTTGGGAAACTTGCAGGTAGAACATGAAGCGTATATCCACCTAATGTTTCGGTAACAGCCGATGGGCAAGATGATTCAGTAAATGCACTTGCGTCAACAGTACAGGTTACATCGCCAGTAAGATTTCCTAAATCATCCCAGAAACTTGCCCAAGATGAATATGTTCCTGCTGAGAGTTTTATTGTGACGTTCCCTGTAGTTAATGGCATTATATTTTCTCCATAGTAAGAACTCCACTACTTTGCGCTATAAATATAGAGCTGTATTTGCTTATGTCATTCCACGTATTAAGCGTTTTTATAGGAATATTCGCATCAACATCATATGTTTGTTTCCTGTATTTTTTAACAACAGTCATACCCAATACAAGAGCAGTTTCAGGCTCACACATAATGTTTGCTTCTTTCTCTGTGCAGTCAATACGTACAATACCATAATGTTTACGCTCGTTTGTGCCCCAGCTCCACCCATTAGGTTTGTATGTGATAAAATCACCCTTTTTCGATACTGCACCTTTACCTGGTTTGTCTGGTTTATCTTCAAGCCTTACGAGAAATTCCATCAAGAAATCCTTTTATTTATGTTATATCTGTTGTACCGTATACACCGAACACGTCATACAGTACGGGTGTATCTATAGTCTGACCTGCGGTGGTTACTGCGATAGATGGTTTGCCACTTGCCAATCGCTTATTTGGTGTCAACGATTCTGTTAATGATGTTTCGCCCACCATAAGCCCTACTGCACCCGCCTTACTTCCTGTTGTTGCTAGTGCGTATCCAAACTTATGTATAACAATGTTCTTACCGCTACCAGCAGGATTGCCAATAGCTAACCCAGTGAATGTAGTCGCTAGACCTGCGGTGGTTGCTACAGCCGATTGGTTAGCGATACTGAAGAGTCGTCCTTCTTCACTTGCTTGTTGTAGATTCCCGCCTTGTGAAAGGGTTATTGTTTTTTGATAACCATCAGATTCAGGCCGCCCTATGGGTTTTGCTTTAGCTGTCATCTATCAACCTCTTCAAAAAGAAACGAGAACACAAATGCTGCCGTAGTAGCAAGTGTCGTATACGTTGCCACAAACCTACCGGGCTCAAGTATAAGACTACCGTCCAAATCGTACATGAAATTACCTTGTAGACTTAACCCTGTGTCGGTGCCCTCTGTGCCATAGGATGCAAAAGTATCATATAATACTGGTGTTCCTATAGTCTGTCCAGCTGTTGCTATAGCTACTGATGGGTTACTGCTTGCTAACCGCTTTGCAGGTATTAGCGAAGCTGTCAATGATGTTGCCCCAACCATAATACCTACTGCACCCGCTGCTGAACCTGCAAGCGACAAAGCATATCCAAACTTATGGATAATTAGATTTTGCTTGCTATCGTCAGGATTACCCACTGCTAAACCTGTCCAAGTTGTAGCAAGAGCAGATGTAGTCGCCACTGCTGCTTGATTCGCTATACTATATAATCTTCCTTCTTCCGCAGCCCGTTGCAACTTACCACCTTGCGACAGCGTAATCAGTTTACTATACTGGTCAGCTTCGGGAGAAACAAACGAGCCAGTAAAGATATTTCTTAATAGCCTCATAATTGTTTCCCCTTATGAAAGTTCGATTGCTTTAGAGATTGCCCAGAACATTCGCAGGTCAACTTCCCATGTGCCATTATTCCAGATATATACTGCGCCTGTGTCAAGTTCTGTGAACTTACTTCCAGCACCCATACCTGTTGTCGGTTTTTCATCACCAGAGCTTCCAACAAAGTTGTGGACACTTTCCATATTTATTCTAGAAACTGTCATGTTACCTCCTGCTGTTGTGTGTTAGTTTGTTCATTATGCTTTCAATATCTTTATTGTAGTACGAGTGATTTCCATTCTGTTGCAACATATACGTATAATGTGGTTAATATTGTAATTACTAATTTCTGCATGTAATCTCCTCCTGTTAAATTACTTCAACTCAACAATGTTATCTTTTCTCCAACAGTCATGTTCTTAACCTTGTCTACTGCTTGGTCGTTAAGGTATTGTAGTATTTGATTCCTCATGGTATTCTTTGCGTGAGTATTTACTATTTCTTCAGGTGTCTTGCCTAGTAACTCAGCAATCTTGACCAGCACATCATTTTCTGTTTCCGTTAAACTGATTGCATAATCCATTATAGCTCCTGTTTAAGTTTCAAGTCCTTGATAATATGATACGCCAACATAATAATCAACTGTATTATTATCTGAATTTGATACTCTTGCTGCAAGTCTTGCACTTGCTGCTACCTTTATCGGTATTGGCAATGTGAAAACAGTAGCTGGTGCAATTCCAACAGCACTTTCAACTCCAAACCCACCAGAAAATCTAATCTTTGTTACTTCAGCTGCTCCTGCTCCGACACCAACTTCTACAACAAAACTTGCATCAACAGTAGTCGTCTGTCTAGTAACACTTATTGAGCATATCCAACTATCCGCAGAAAGTGATGCGTCAACCTGCACCCACGCACCAAAAGTATTAACATTAGCAGATGCACAAACAACCGCAGTAGGTGTACCAGTTGCTCCGTCTTGAACTATAGTTCCTGTTGTTGTCGTAGATGCGGTAGATACATTTGTGTCTATAGCGTCAACTGCGGTTTGTAAATTCACTATATCTGTTGACACATCTGTATCAGTAGGTGTACCAATTAAACCATTGATTAAATCTTTTACTTTCCGCCACAGTTCCCAAGATGATTTCATTGCCATAATTTATCTCCTTTATGTCTGGTCGGGAAGTGTGAAACCATCAGCCCAGCAATTTACTTTGCTTGCAGTAGCAGCATAAACCTGTATGGTATCATTTGTGTCATTTAAAGGTATAGGCACATCATATACTGCAGTGTCACTTGCTGCCACACTCTGTTGCCAAACCTCATCGTTTATATCAGCCGTGTCTACCGAACCACCCGATGCAGCTACACGGCAGACAGTGCATACAATAGCTGATGAATGTGTATTGTGAAATGTGATGGCAGTAACAACAGTATCAAGTGTGGTTGCGTTTGTTACAATAGTTTCCGCAGCGCCAACAGTTGTTTGAGTTATGTATGCTACCTTTCCGAGTTGTTTGCTAATTAATCCCAAAGTTGTAACCTCCTGTTTATATTAAGCATGTCACGCATAGCCTCCCATGATTTGGCCAACTAGAACCTCTAGCGTTGTAAGACTTCCTATTCCAGCAGACACACTTTTACTATTAGAACCATCATGGTTATGTCCCGTAGCATTGTCCATACTTAAATTATACTTTGTAACTATTTCAGTGTTTGATGTATTGACATCAGCGGCAGCATTTTCTGTATCATCCTCGATAGTAATAATTACATTTGTGTCAATGGCAAATTCTCCAGCACCCATCATTCCTCCTTATCCGTATGCCCTTATAACATTTCTAATCTGATACGACAGCTCCCCGCCTCCGTATCTCATTGCGTCCTTTGCGTTTACACCATCATTCCTTATAATTATCTGTAAATATCTGAATGGTTCTTTGACTCCTAATGGTCGTGAGATATACGGGTGATTAGTCCAGACAGATTTTCCCCATAGGGTTGTAGTCGTTGTATTATCCGTATCGTTCCAAAACGGTATATCACTTTGTAGTGTCAAATATCTATCGGTTCTCGGCATGATTTTACTACCATCAATTAACCACTGAACATATGTAGAGTTGTTATAATATTGTGATATAATAGGAGTATATAGTTGTAACATCTTTGTGGCAGATATGCCAGATGGAATCGCTGCACCAGTCACAATTTCAGTCTTAATATCGGACGCTGTTGCGGCAGTATAATCTTTAAAGTATCTGTAGCTACCCTCACTATCAGTTTCCTCATATAGGTAAACATAACCAGAACTATCACCGCACCAAATTTCAGGTGTTCCATCCGAGTTAAGTATTGCCCCGTAGGTATGTGGCTCATAAGCAGCACCATTATCCCACCAACCAGACCATACATCTGACCATCCTAATGAAGTTCTGTTCCCACTATGTTCCAGAGAATATACAAGGGCAGTGTCTTTTAGGTCGCCAACATTACAATTAACTCCCCACAATATCTCATCGTTATTCTTATCATACACGCTCACTATATCAGAATGTTCATCAACGGAATTATATTTCCGTCTAATATTTCTATCAATCGGTATTATTTCCATACCATTCTCAACAGCTTGTCGCAATATCCCACGATACAAGTGACTCTCATCAGCAAAATAAACGGCATTACCTACGCTTTGAATACTCCAGTGAGATGTTGAGCCAAAGCTGTTCGCAACCGTAATTTGTTCAGTGTCAGTATCAGTAGTATCAGCACCAGTAATAATGTTTACAGTATTCTTTTGGAAGAACATTGCAAAATTATACGCTAATGCAAGTCCTGTTATACGGTTTCCGCCAACATTAGAATTGACACTCCAGTTATGTGATACGTCAGGGTCGCCCCATGTCCACGCAGTGCCGTTTAGCGTGGCACTCACGTACACATCGTAAGGTGCATCGTCCATACCCGCTGCAAGCATTCTATCATCGTATACAATGATGTATCGAGGTGCATCAAGACCTGACACAAATGTAATTGAGGTGAATGTGTTCCCATCGTAACGGAAAAAGTCAGTACCATTACACATATACGCTTGCACACGACCGTTTCCTTCATAGAATGTTGCCCATGTCGGACGGTCAGATGAATTTAAATCCTTTATAGCCTCAAATGTATCGTTGTCTGTACGCCATTTGTACAGTTTGTTACCAGCAGTAACCAATGTTGTCTGGTCTTGGTCTGAACCTTCTGGTTGCCAATAGTCATAGATTGATGTTACTGCACCATCGAGAGCAGTTGCATTCAACGTGCGACAGCCACCACGAGTAAACAAGTTTCCACTCTCATCGAGGTGGCAATTCTTCGCACGGTAGACCTGATTAGGCATGACGCTGAATAAATCATTTGAGTTATTTACACCGAGAGAAGGTGACGGCATGCTTGTTCTATATAATTGTTCTGGCAATATCTTCCTCTATTTAAGCATTTCGGCTAATTTAACTTTACTTGTTCCGACTGGAACTGTGATGCCTTTTTCTTTAGCTATTGCACGAAGGTCTGTCATATTCACTTCTGCTACAGGTTTCGGTTCTGGTTTAACTTCAACAATAGGTGGTGCTTCAGCTTGCGCTTTTCCAATCTGCTGTCCAGCCAATAGTATAGCCAATGTATTCTTCAGTTCAGCAACTTCAGTTTCCAGTTTCGAGGCATTGAGTACAATTTCTTCTTTCGATTTCGGGTCAGGTTTCGGGTCATATATATTCTTACCAAGTATAGCTTCTACTTCTCTGTCCTCACGTTTCGGATTAGCTATAGTCGTACCTCTTTGCTGATACGAATGTCCAGCAGGTAATGACGGGTGTGGCCCAACTGCTATCGGTGCTCCCGAACCAATCACAGGCATCTCTGACCGTTCATGTGTTTCGACACCTACCTTACTACCAAGTTTCTTAGCACCTTCGATAAACGATGCTTTAATTATTTCTTTTGTTACCATTGGATTACTCATAATGTTTCCTTCCTATTGGGTTTTTACCATACTCTTTGATTTTGCTTTCTAATCTTTCTTGGGGCTTGTGATGTCTTACGAGATAGCTTATTCTTCATTCGGCTACTATTTTCAAAACTGTACCTTGCGAGTTGAGAATCATCTTGCTGATTTCCGATGAGTGTTCTGCGGATAGCTTTATCAACAATTTCATCGAGATAGTGTTCTGGCATTGGACTCATTAAGTCAAATATCGTTGAACTATCAATAGCAGTATCTTGGGCATCAAATGTGAATGTCCGTGTGCTTGCTACAAAATCAGTTATGCGAGTCATCTGAGTGTTAGTCACACATTTCATTCCAATGTAATAGTCATCTTCGAGTACAAGTTGTCCACCAGACATTGTTTCTGGTAACACCGCAGTCGTTGTACTTCCAGATTCAGCAGTAGCATATAAGAACCCAGTCGGTCTACGTGTGTACCATATGCGTAATGTACCACTACTGTTCTTCGTAGGAATATTCAATGTGTTGCCGTTCAAGCTCCACTCAATTCCATCGCTGTAATACTCACTCCAGTTGTTTCTGTAAAGTAACCTATCTCCCCAAATAGTATAGATTGTCCCAACAGGATTATCTACTCCAGCCGTAATATTTTCAATCATCGTGATTATTTCATGGTCAAACTTGAATAAGTCTGGCAAGTAATATGTTTCACTGCCGTCAAGTGTTAAGTCATATGATGTTGAAAGTATCAAGGAATCAGTAAGCGTCATCTCATCACACAAAATATTCTGTGCATTATCAAGTCTGCTCACTATGAGATTTTCCATGTTGTCATCAAGCGTTGCTAGTTCCATTGAGAAACCAGTGTCTGCTTTAACCTCTAATATGAGTTGCCGTGTTGTTTTGAGCATTATGGTTTTCCTTCACCATGTCCTGCAAATAAGAATTTACTTTTGCCGTGTGAACTATTTTTAGCATCACCAAGACTTACTACTAATGGTGAAAGCTCCTTTGCTATATCTGTGTTGCGTTCTCTGTCTGCAATTTCTTGCCGTGCTTTTGCGTAACCTTCTTCATTTGCCATCATTCGTGCTTGACGTGCAATCCCTACTGAACTCCACCAAATACTCCGTCTAACCTGTTCTAACTCACGAGCATCAACGGTGCGATACGAACCATCGTCATTCTTTATAGGAGTAACAACATACGGAAGTTCGCCAATACGCTTGTGTACAACATTCCAACATAAATGTAGTCTGTCCCATTTAAACGATAGCGTTGATTCAATCTGTTTTAATTTAAACTGTAGGTGTTTCGGAATAGTCATGTGTTCACGAACCCCTATAATGTTTCCATTTAATTTAGTCCAGTAGCTTATCGTTCCCTTATCGAAAGTACAGCGATGATACAGTACCTCTTTAAGTTTGTCAGACGCTTCTTTCTTCATTTATGTTTCCTTATTTATTATGTAAGAGTTGACAGGATTCGATACCTGCACGGTTATCATTTGTGGCTTTCCTCAGCGGTCAGTTCGCATCCATAAATACCGCTATCAGTTAAGTCGTCATTCCTACTTGACTTTACTACCACCGTGTGTCAATGCGTTGATAATCTAGGAGTTAATAAGCGTCTCAGCTTGGCCTTGATACCCCGTAGTCAGGGCTAATAACCTCAACACGTTAGCGTCTATCTTTCGCCACAACCTCACATTATTTAAGTTATACCTTCGCTAATGTTTCTTTCCTACCGAATATCGGTATGATTATTCCTTCGTAATCTATACTTGCTGTTGCACTCCGAATATCAATGATACGATTTTCAAAGTAAGTACCAGCTTTAGCACCGATGTCATTGTCAGCATCTTTATAGGCAATAAACACTTTACCATTACCAGCATATACCATACCTTGTATACCGCCACCAGCAGAAGCAGTTTCAGTGAAGTTATCAGCCGATGCGTCCATAGTAACTGTTCTGTTTCCAGTACCACTCAGCAAGAAACTAACAATTCTTCCACGTGTTCCATCGTCATACTTCAGGAACCCACGAGTACTATCACGCATACAAACTCCTGTGTCAGTATGTGTACCAGCCTCCATAACAACTGCCGTACCTGCTGTAAGCGTTGTAGCTGCTGAAGTCAAAACCTGAACAGCAGCGTCACTTGAAGCATCAATAAATCCTAGTACAATCGCTTGATTAGCTCCACTATATATAGCCTCAAGCTCAGTAGCAGCAACATTAGAACCGATAACTTTCTCAGTACCATATGACCCGATAACACCTGCGGCAGAAACAGTTGCAACTCTACCTTTGAGATATGTGTCATCATCAGTATAGCCAACAAATGCTTCATTGTTACCAGCAGGGCAAGCTACAAGTTCGGCGGGTGCAGAAGCACTTACTTCAACCTGTGAGCCAAGTGTGCCAATAACAAGACCAGAATAAGGTGCAGCTACAGAAGCAAGGTCGCCATCGCTATCGTGCCATGCGAAAAACAATACACCTGCTCTTGGTTCGCAAATACCATAACCAATACCAGCAACCTCAGTACCAGCGTCAGTACCATCTAGGACTTTCTCGTCACCTAATGTAATAGTTGTTCCGTCTACGCTACAAATCTTGCCATAAACATAGTCGTCACCAACAGTATCACGGAAAATAATAGCAAAGTGTGTACCTGCTGTGCCAATAGCAGTAACACCAATACTATCTGTATCGCCATCAGTCAGCGATGTTATTGTTCCTCCAACGGGAACTGTTCCACTAAGGTCAACAACTGTGCCTTCGCACACTGCATTTGTTATATTTGATACCACAACATATTTCGTGTCCGTGAGTCTAACTGTACGAATTGTTACTGGATTGTCACCATCAATTTCGACAACCGCAGTAGGAAAATTTAAACCGTCACGAGGACTGTATCCATTTTCATTATATACAGCAGCACCAGTACCATTAGCATTAATGTAGTTTAAATATGCGCCCGTATATTCTCTGGGTAATACATTCTGTATAGATGCAGGTTCATTTGCACTTACAGATGTAGTACCTGTAAAATATGCATGTTCGCATCGTCTAAAATTTGTTCCTGAACTCATTTGATTTCCTTTATTAAGCTGACGGCAGTTTCCCACCGCCAGCAATTATTAGCCCTATAGCTTCTGGCTACCTGTGTTTGTGGTTATAACTTCGTATCAGATACAACCGTAATGTCAGTAAGTTTACCATTCTTTGCACGGTTAGTAATACCGAGCGTCAGATAATGCATATACGTGGCAAACATCTGGTCTTTGTCTAACGTCTGATTACGTGAACCGCCACCGAAATCAATCCAGCCAGGCGAACCAGGTTGGTAGAAAGCGAGTGTTGACGGGTCAATGAAATAAATCTCGTCCGCCAAATACGGGTCACGGAATACATTAATACCATTGAAGTTCAAGGTAGGCCATGCAGCATCAAGCGTAGGAGCATTCATAATTGTGTTATTCTGGTCTTCCAGATTAGCATAAGTATTCCATACGCCAGGTGATGTTGCCATGAAGCCAGTCTGACCCTGAGCAACGATTTCAATCTGTGTAGCCATTTCATTCATACGGAGAGATGTGAGAGCTTCCGCAGTTCCAGGAGTTGCGCCATAACCTACCTGTGAACGCCACTCTGGATATGTGTCAGCATTGATACCCTGTAGCGTTGTAGCTATTGTGGCATCATCAATGAGTGATTTAACACCCTGCATCTCATGTCCGTAGTTATCATTTGAAGCTGTGGAACTTGCAGCATTATAGAGATAAGAACCATCATCTATAGATGTCGAAGTACCACTTACCGTTAAGATTGCTGATGTTGATGGGAAAGCACCAGGAGTAACAGCAGTCACAAGTACACCAGCATTTTCTACAGTTCCGCCAGAATCACGGGATTGCAGATACATGCCTTTTGTAATATGACGTGCACCATTAACGTCAGAGTTATTATAGCCACTCCAACCAGATGCGTTATCAACTGTTAAAGCTCCTGTGCCACTATCGTCACCGTCCATCTGACAGAGAATAGCAAGACCGTCACCACAAGACTGACGATTTAAACTCTGTGCAAATGCTTGAGCTTTTGTGTCAATTTCTTCTGATAGAGCTTCGACAACGGCAAATTTACTTCCGCCCATTGTGGTAGCCATTGACTGACCACTGAGAGAAATCTTGAAATAATGCCAGTTGAATCCTACTTGCGAAAGGTCAATATTGGTTGCGGTTGCCTGTGGCAAGCTATCGCCTTCAGCAAGAGTACCAGTACCGCCATTATAATTATATCTTACATGAATATTAAATTGCTTTCCGCCATGTGCCATAGTCGGAATAGTTGTTTCTAATTGTTTCATAAACAAGTTCCGAGTCGGAATCTGTTTGTAAACTTGGTCACTATAGTACTCGTGAAGTAAATCAGTCAGAGTAGTTCTAGTCCCTGGGGTATCAGCCATGATTCTTGCCTTTCAGTTTGTTAATATCTTACAGTAAATCGGCAAGTGCTTGATTAGCAACGTCACGTTCTTTTTGTGTTCCGAACGGGTTGCCCTTTATACCTTCTACCTTTTGACGAGGTAAATCACCGCCTGGGGCAGTGCCTTCGTATCTAGGTTTCTCGGTAAAAGTACCTGCCTTACGTGTTATTTCGAGTGTGCTGTCATGGCTATCTTTTACAAATCCCTCTACAGTTACTTTATTAGCATGTTGACCTGTTCTATTGTAATAGTCTTTTATCGCAGATACGACTTCGCTTTTTTTAGCGAGGTTATATTTCGGTAAAACTCTATCCACAGAACCTAATGTTTCAGAAGCAGACCGTCTTTCCATTGCTAATTCCATGTCATTCTGTCTCTTCTTCAACTCGCTTAATTCAGCAAGCATCGGGTCAGGTGTCATAGCTTGAACTTTCGGAGTTGTCTGCTCAGTTTCAACATAGTTATCTTCCTGTGCTGTTTTCTGAACTAACAATGATGGGTCGCCTTTAAATCCGCCATTCTTGTCCCGAACAAGTGGAACATAACTTTCCCATGCTTCTTGTGGATTGGAACTATACCAAGCAATATCCTTTTCTAGCCTAGCCTTGTTACTTGCACTAACAGCTTTCTCGGTTTCCATAGCTTCTTGGTGTTTCGTTTGCATCCACTTTTCATAGTGTTTAGAGATTCTTTGATAACTTCAGCACTTGCGGAAGGAACTTGAATTGTTTTCCCGTCCCATTGAACCTCAACAAGTCCGTCAGTTGTTGTCTGATTCTCGGTAGATTCGGTTTTGGTTGCCTCTGTTCCTTCAGTTTCGTTACTCATTTTGTTGCTCCTCTAGGATTCCGTTTCGGTGTCTGTTGCGTTCATTCGCTATTGCGAACTCGCTTCAGTTCCACCTTCTTGGCTCGTCCCTTGGTTGGTTTCTTGTTCAGCTTCTGGAGGCGGTGCTAACTGTGCATACGCAGCCTGTTGAAGCTTTGCGGTTGCTTGAATATGTCCTACATACAATTGTGTTATACGGGAAGCATCTTCGTCAGCAGGCTGCCCGTTTGCATCTGGTTGTGCTTGTTTAAGTAATTCGGAAAATCTCGGTGTATTCATTTCCTGATAGTGAACTCTTAGGTGAGTCGCATGGTCTTGCCACGGATATGGTATTGGCGCTTCACCGTCAAACATCTCTATGTTTTCAAGATACGCTTGGTTACTGTGCATTCTCATTCCTTCAAACACCGAACCTGGCAATGCAAATTCTAATAACTCAGTCGCTTTTCTTGCATCAGGTGCTCCTGTCAACGGGTCAACTATCAGACCAGCAGCAAAGAAATCGCCTATCTCTTGCTTGACTGCACCTGGACTTCGCATATTTGTTCCCGTCATCTTTACATTTATACGGGCAACGCTGTCCAACATAGTTGCTTTGAAGTTGTTAATTACTATCGGTCTACCATCTCTGACAAATGACATCGCTTGGTCAGGTATCTTCTCTGCACGTATACGGAGAATCTTGTCGCCCATACGTGCCCAACCAGCAGCTTTAAAGTTGTCAAGAGTAGTATATGGTAACATGTCTTGGTCTTGAAGGTTCTGGGCATGTAAATCGCTTCGTACGCCACTGACAGCTCCACCTTGCGATGCACCATGCCATGACTGTATATCACGGATAGCACCTTTTAAATCTGAACGCTCTTGAGAAATCCACTGAGGAAGTGATTCAACTTTCAGCATATGCGGTGGTTGTACACCTTCATACTCTACTACCTCGCTAGTATTCCATATATCGGCTACACCAGCAGTTGTTGGTAATCCCCATTTCATGTGAGCCATGTTATCTACATTGTCAACCATACTGGAAACGATTATATTTAATGCTCTCTGTAATGGTATCTGAGTTTCAATAGAACTTCTTGCCCAGAACTCACCCGCACTCTTTTCTCCGTGAACATGAATTACTGGATAGCCCGTCATTGTTTCAAATTGCCAACGCCATTTTCCTCTATTTTCTTCTAATAATTTCCCACTAGCATAAGGTATAACTAATCCATCGGGTGCTGTGTCATTTGGTTTCTGCATGAATATAAATTCATTAGTTGTATCTTTATGTAAACCATCACGTTTCCCACGAGAAATCCAATCTAAGCTTCCCTCATCTACGCTCTGCATTGAGTCTGGCGTTACTCCTTCGCCAAGTTTACCATATTTATCACGGAAATATCCAAGTGGTCGTGACTCTCTCCAGAAAATCCATTCCTTCTCATCGAGGTCACGAGGGTCAAGTGGACAACCTAAGTGGTGAGGTGGTCTGACATCTCCAGCGATTGCACCAATCTTAACAAGTGCTTTTACAGGCAATCCACTATCATCATATATTGGTTCGTCATTCTCATCGGTTACAATTTCGCCTTCAGATTCATCTTCATTATACCTTATAAAGATTAAGAAGTTTGCAAAGTCCATAAGGAAATCATTACCAGCTATTTCTTTCTCGGCAAATCGCCACTCGTCCCAATACGCATCAAGTATATCGTTTGCTGTACGTGCTGACATGATAGCATCTGCTGCTAAACTTTTCGGAACTGCTTGCCAAGTGGGTCTTCCTATAGAGAGGTTTGCAACCATAGCTCTTTTCCACGGGCCAATCATATCGTCAGTTACATAATTCAATCCTTCAGGTGCTTTAAGCGCAGAAAATACATTTGAGGTCGTGTCAACAACTCCCCACTGCTGTCCTCTTGAGAACGCTGCGTTGAGTAACCATTGGCGATACGTGGCATTATTCTGCTCGTTGTATATCCGTATCTTATCCTCAATATGACTGATGATTTCTGGAAGTGGTTCTTTTCCAGTTAGTACATATTTATCGGGAAATTCTTGTTTAACAGCCATTTATTACTCCATTTTGTAAAAATCATCAACAGAAACGTCAGAAGGAATTTTTCCAACCCACCACCATTCTCCACGGTTTTTATGTTTTTCGTGTGGTTCGGTTACTAGTATTTTTAATTCCACCGATAGGTGATAATGGTCTTGGTCGTCTATGTAAATATCATCTTTCTTTTTAGGATGTATTGCAGCACAAAATATTTGTCCATTTTTGCGAATCCTAACAGCCATTCATTACTCCCTGTTTAGTCAGCACCTAATTGTATACCGAACTCAGCTATCTCTGCTTCGGTAGCTTCTCCCCGTGCTACCATATGCTTATATCTCTCGTGCTTCTTTGCTTCGTCACTTGCTTTCTTTTTCTCAGCCTTGTCATATCGCTTCTCATGAACGCTTTTCATAATTTCTACCGCAGCATGAGGACTCGTTGACATCATAATAAATGCCTGTGCTCTCATTAACATATAGACAAGACAACCTATAGTTGCTATGAGTCCGACTACTGATACGATTGCGATAACGTCACCAATTCCCATAACGACCTCCAGCTACTCGTTTCTTAGTATCCGCCATTCTTGCTAACTGCATATCAACTAGACTCACTGGCTTTGTAAGTTTCATATTCGTGCTGAAATCTCTAGGGAATGCTGAGTCTATATATTTGAGTGCTGTACAATTATGTACAATCACACCGTTAGCAGCAAAATTATGCGTATCTTCAACAAACATATTGTATACATCTGAATATCCGTATGGTTCAACCGAAACAACTTTGTGATTTAAGACGCCTTGATTTTTGAGCTTATAATATTGACGTACGGACATGCCGTATTTCTCTCTAATATTTGTATGTACAGAACTCTGTCTACACTTATCATTACAATATTTAACCCTATTGACAAGGTGTTTATACGTCATAAATGCACTTCCACACTCGTGACACATAACTTCTGCATCCTTAGTCTCATCATCCCAAAACTTCTTAATACTGACATTCCTTAATTCATCCAACTTCTCTGGATTTTCCTCTCGATATTTCTTGAAGTATTTAACCTGACCCTTACCACGGATACTCCGCAATCTTCTTGTTTCATCAGTAATACCATTTGCCATATTTTCACGTTGTTTCTTACCGTGTACTTTGCCCTTACTGTGCATACTTGCGTGTTTTGCACGTGTTACTAATTCCAAATTGTCAGGAGAGTTGTTTAATTTATTACTATCCTTATGATGAACATTCCATGTCCACCCATCTTTTGGTAATTTTTCTACACAGTCGTTGTACACAACCCTATGTGCTGATGCCTGTACACCATTGTTCAATGTAAGAGTAAGGTGTCCGTGATGATTAATATACTTATACAATGGCATAACACTATCGCCAGTTTCCAACTCGCAGGCCTGTACCCACTCTCCATTTCTAAGCATAATAGGGTGGCTAGGAGTACACACGATATAATTACCTTCACTAAACATAACCCTGATTACTTCTGCACCTTCTTGTGTTTTGCGCACATCGCTGAACTTGCTTGCTGTTATTCTTCCTTCTTGTTCATTATAGCAGTATACATGCCCTTCTTTCCCCACCAAATCTTCTATCTTTTTATCGCCTAATGTTGTGTTTATAATGGTATTACCGTGCAAACAGATGTGGTCTCGTTGGAGCGCTTTTATTTTCTCATTATCGCCATATTCTAAACTTGCGTGCTCGCTGTAGGTATGTGTACATTTAGGACAAATCCTATACGTGCCATCTCGGAATCCAGAATCTACTGATTCAATCCCCTTAACCCAATCGTTATCGCCAGGTAGCAGTGGCATCTTCATTCCGATTAGTTTCGCTTCATACATGTATTTTTCTATTATAGTGTATTTAGTACCTTCCATTTTCCTACTCATTGACGGGTCACATCTCCACCACCGAACTCTCGCTCTCGTATCATCTGTGTATTGCGCCTCGGTCGGGTAGAACTCCATCTGTGCTATCTGAATACGTTTCAGCTTATCGCTAATTGCTTTTACGGATTCCTTGATAGTAGATGAACTGAGATAAAGCTCATCGAAAATATACTTCATTGCTTTTTTACCAGCACGTTTATGATACGATACGAAAGTGACTGCTGTGACACCAGTGCGAAAAGTTTTGTCTTCACCTGTGCCTCCATGATCCACCCCGATTCCTATGTCATCACTTGGGTGAGGAATTAAATTCCTGTCTAATATAGTTTGTCTTGAACACCCTAAATAAACTTTACCTTCCCAAGCATCCCAAGAGCCTTCCACGTCACGAGCATATTCCCTAGCTGACTTGTTTCTTTTCTGTCTGCTAATATACTTGTCAGGAAGCCAATGTTTGTTTTCCATTACAGGAATGTGTATATACTTAAACTCAGGATTATATTTCTCGAATATATTCGGGTCTGTAGAATACTGATAGTCCTCATTCTCAAAGAACAACTCGTGAAGAAATGAGCCGTGTCTTGGATTACATACTCCAAATGCCGTATGATATTTAACAACAGCATCTAATTTTTCTGGCTCAGTCGAAACACACTCACCAGTATTTTTGTCAAATTCTGGCACTATCATTGTCCCGTCACTATAATATCTTCTAAATGATTTCCGTCTAATTCTTTCGAGAGCAAGTGCGTCCCATACTTCTCTTTGACATTGCTCCATTTGGTCAAATGCAGCGAAAGCAAGGTTGAAAGATTGCAGATGGTCAACCCCATCTAAGTGAGTAAAGTGTATTTCACTCCCATTAATTAATTCAACTTTCGAATCTTTATCCCAGTATTGCTTAATCCAACTCCTTGGGAGCCAACGAAACAGTTCCGGTAGTGTTGTCTTCTTGAAGTCTAAGTGTTTATTTCTTCCGAGCACCCCGCAACTTCCTGCACAGTTTCCGAAAATTTCTGAGTCTACGCAAAGCAAAATTGTCCTACAAACAAGAGCAGTCGTTTTACCGCTGCCATACCCCCCACTCCCGAGCAAATACGGTTTTTTACTATATACGAATTTAGCTTGTGCCGGGTTTAGAGTAGGAAAAATTAACTGGTTACTATCAACTTCTATTTTAGGCAAATATCGCTCCTATATATTCTTCATACTGACTTGCGTTATTGTTCCTATACCCATACTGCTTATGGAAAGATATGTGACATTTCTCACAAAGAGTAATTCCGTTATTTTCATCAAACCGCATTTCTTTATATCCAGTATAGCTATGTAAGTGATGTCCTATTAATTTACCACCAACCTTACCACATACTTGACAGGTATATTTGTCACGACCCAATACACTGTCGCGCCAATCTCTATAGTCGTCATTTTTTCTTCTGTCTGAGCGTTCTTCTTCTGTGAGTGATGGATTCCATTTCCAATGTTCCTCACCACAAAACATACCCTTTCTCGCTCTACTCATACTGGCACAATGTTCCTTGGATAGTTTTATGCCAGTTTTAGCCCTTCTTATTCTTTCCCCGTGTATTGGTGATAATTTGATTCCTTTGCTGATAGTCCTTATTTTTACGCCATTTCTACGTAGAGCACTAATAATTGCACCAACAGAGCAATTGAACTCTTTAGCAAGCATAGGGGAAGAAAATTCCTCACTATATAATTTGACAAGTTTTACGTTATCTAATATCAATCTTTTCGGCATCTATTTCTTTCTAAAGAATGCAATTAACATTATCACTGTAATAGCAAATGCACTTGCGAA